AGATACTGAAAATGCTATCATAGAATACATAAAATGTGAAGATAAGGATCTAAAAAATAAGATTTATACTGAGAAGATACACCCTGCTTTTTATAAGATGGCTGAGATAATGATTCACCGTTTTAAGTTCTATAATTTTGATGTATCACATGAGGATGTAAAACATGAAGTTGTTACATTCCTACACGAAAAGATAGAAAAATACAAAGAAGGTAATGGTAAAGCATTTTCTTATTTTTCGATAGTTGCTAAGAATTATCTGATCGCAGAAAACAACAAAAACTACTATCAGTATAAAAAGAAATATGATGTTGAAACAATTGATAGAGAAAGAAATGTTGTAAATGAACATCTAAGAAGTGAATTCATAGATGAACAGTCTGACTTCATAAACATATTTGTCAACTTGATGGAGAAATATTTACCACTTATATTCACGAAGAATAGAGACATACAAGTGGCAGATTCTATCATATACTTGTTCAAGACAAGAGACAATATCGAAAACTATAATAAGAAGGCTTTATACATTCTAATCAGAGAAAGAACTGGTGTAAAGACACAGTATATAACGAATGTTATAACACAAGTAAAAAACATCTACATGAGATTGTACCAAGAATATTGTGATGGAACTAACATAATAGATTTGGATTGGTATAACCTTAAAGACATTATTGAGGACTAATATAGTTATAGTATATGAGCTTTGATACAGAAATATTTGGAAGTAAAAAGTTTTCGGATTTGTTGAAAGACATATACGAAAATCAAAAAAAGAAAGATCGTCAAATCAATCTTTTGATTGCAGATTTAAAACCTCTGATTCAAGGGATAAATGACGCAGCAATTCTTGTTCCGGTTATCAAGGATTATATGGAAGTCGCTGTTAAGAATGACGAACACCTTGTAAAACTTGCTGCTGTTATTCAAAGAATGGTTAACAACAAGAGTGAAGAAGGTGGTTCATTCCTAACCGATGAAGAAAAAGATGCTCTTTTAAAAGAGATCAAATCCATCGGAGATGAGATAGAGGAAACTAAGATAAATGAATCCCCAGAAAACCATAGTCAACGGACAGGAGTATGAGTTAATCCCAGCTGAGGTTATTGATGTAGACTTTAGCGGTAAAAACAAAGAAAAACTCTATACAATAGTTTGTAAACTTATAGGTGCATTTGGATCACAGGCATCATTTAATGTAGTACAGGCACGTGCCCTCGATGCCAATATAAAAAACATACCAATAATTGGTGAAATAGTTATGTTGTTGAAAGCCCCAACGGCTTACAATAGCTATTTCGGAACAACACAAGAGTATTACTACACAAACCCAGTTTCCATACAAAGTTCTGTACACCATAATGGAATTCCTGGTGTAAATGAAACTAACTTAAAAGTAACTGCAAAAGATACTAAGAAAAGACAGAACGCACGTGACGGAGTAAACACTTCCACTAATCAACGATTAGATGTAAAGTCAACAATAGACCCTGCATTCCCAGAGAGATTAGATGTTTATCCAATTCAACCATATTCAGGTGACATAATACTTGAAGGTAGATGGGGACAATCTATAAGATTTGGTTCTACTGTTGATGAAAGAAGAACCTACCCAATTAAACCAATTTGGCAAAAGGGACTCGGTGAAACTGGAAATCCTATAACCGTTATTTCAAACGGTACAAATCCAAAAAACAAAAAGCACAACGAATTCATAATAGAAAACCCAGACGAAGATGATGCATCAATATGGATGACATCTGGTCAATCGGTTAGATTTAAACAGGCTTCTAATTATACACCATCTATCAGAGACAAAGAAATTGAGTTGTATAAAAAGAATGACTTCTCTGGTAATCAAGTACTCATTACATCGGATAGATTAATTTTCAATGCTAGAAAACAAGAAATACTTGCATATAGTAAAGAAAGTATAGGTTTATCTTCTGAAAAGATTATTTCGTTAGATGGTAAAGAGTTGGTAGAAACAGAATCAAAACGAATTAATCTAGGTTTGAATGCAACATCCCCGATTCTTCTTGGTGACAGAACTATGGATTGGTTAGACACGTTGTGTGATATTCTATCTAAGTTCATAACAACAACCACACAAATAACTGTACCTACTGGTGTAGGTCCATCTGGTCCTCCAATAAACACTCCTGCATTTTTACAAATACGAACAAGTCTATTACAACTTCAAAGAGAGATTGAAAAGTTACAATCTCGTTTGGCATTTGTAAATGAAAAAACTGCCGGACCTTCCGAAGATTCAAGAGCATCAGCAGCAGACAGAGAATCCATCAGGGAACAAAGAGAAGCTGGTCAAGAACCACCTAGAAAGAAAACAGACCCACAGGGAACAGATCTGGCAGATAAAGTTATGCCGACTGGTGTTATGGGTGCTGGTCTTACATTACAAGATCCAACTGAAACAGAGGACGCATCAACAGGCCAATATGCAACTGTTTACGGTGAACGTGGGTATAATGCCGAAACTTGGGAATACGATAAACGTTATAATGAATATTTAGACCAAACACCAACAGAAGAAGGTGGAAATAAACGACCTGATAGTTCATTCGATAGTCAAGGTCTTAAAGATAAACTTAACTACGATAAATTAGACTGATATGGCACAACTAAATACCATACAAGATACTAAACCAAGAACAACAAGCCAGGATCGAAAGACTCTTTCAGATCAACGCATAGATAGTTTTGATGATCTTATAATTCAAGAAGATGAGCCACAGACTGGACCTAGACCTCCTCGTTCTGGAAATAGAAATCAGCAAAATAACACTGGTCAGGAATACAGACTACCAGAAATAGAAAAAGAAGACTCGAAGATAAAAGGTACAAGGAGTCCAAAGGGTGGACTTGGTTCTACTGAGTTAACAAAAAAATCAAATGACTTTATTAAGTCAACAAAAACTCCCAATGAAAAAAAGTCTTTCTTATCAAAGGCACAATCAATTCTTGGATCGGATAAACATACTCCAAAGTTTTTTGTTCAGGCATTACCATTGATGGTTAACTCACCATATAATATAGACACACCAGAACGTCTTGCAAATTTTATGGGACAATGTATGGCCGAGTCTGGTATATATCCTAAAACAGAGGGAATGGGTTATAGAGCATCAACTCTTGCAAAAGTATGGCCAAACAGAATAACTTTAAGAGAAGCACAGGAAGTTGTTAAAAGGGCACCATCCGCATTAAATGGATGGGCAGACATAATCTATGGTGGTAGAAATGAAGCTAGGTCTGGTGAAAGAGGTAGAGGTGGTAATACCTTTAACAAAATATCTCCCGCAAAAGATGGAAATAAAGGAACAACTGAGGGATATACTTATAGAGGACACGGTTTAATTCAAAGTACTTTCAAACCAAAATTTATTGCATTTGATGAAAAATTTGCTGGTTTTTCTGAGGCAGGTGATGGTGAGTCAAAAGCAAAATCGGTTACTGGATATGACGATTTTAGACCAATAGTTCAAGGTTCTGATCCAAAAAATGATCCACCTGGCGCAGTACCAAGAAAAGTAGAATCGGGTCACTTCATCATTTATCCAGATATTACTGCTAATCCAAATGACCCAATATGGGCTGTTATAACTTCATTGGAGTTTTTCAGAGGAAAAGATAAATTGCTTGTAAATAATGTGAGTCCTTTAACTACAAAAACCATAACTGGTATAGTAAAAGGAAGCTCCGATGGTTATCAATTACGTCACAAATGGACACAGTATTTTTATAATAAGTTAAAACAATAAAGGATGTTAACATGGATACTAAGAATTTTCTAAAAGAAATTCGCTCTATTATACGAGAAGAGATAGAGTATGCTATGAAAAAGCAACAAAATGAATCAAAGAAAAAATCCACAAATGAATCTATGCAGCAAGGTTTGTCTATGTATCAAAAAGCCGAAAAACCGGTACAAAAGAAGAAGACACAGCCGAGTGGTAATTTTTCAAGTATTCAAGACATTTTAAACGAAACAAGAAGAACCCTAGAAGAAAGTTCTGATATGGAATCTGAATTTAGATTTACTTCGAATGATTTAAATGCTTACTCAAATCAACACGGAGCAATTCCATCGGGAGTAGATCCATCACAGGTCACACCAGAAGTTGCTAGTGCACTTACAAGAGATTATTCTGCTTTGATGGCAAAGATCAACGAGAAAAAAGGGAGTTAATAATTGGCTATATACAGAAGAAAAACGATCATTATAAATGAACCTAGTTCATCTATAAACCAATATACCAAACCCATTGGTGTAACTATACCGTTTAATAATCCAAATGGTGTATTCTATCAAAGTTACACGAATAGAGTTCAAGTTTTTTCTAATGTAAAGAATCTTTTGCTCACTGCAAAAGGTGAACGATATATGCAACCCGATTTTGGAACCGAATTAAAATTCATTCTGTTTGAAAACATAACGAGTGAAGATTCTTTTGCTGAAAGAATACGTGGGGAAATAATATCTGCAATATCAACGTGGCTTCCATATCTTAGTATAACAAACTTGGAAGTAAAACTAAATATGACGGATGACGGTAGAGTTAATGATCCATCTCATGCAGTTGGAATAAAACTTGAACTTCAAATCGTAGGAACAAACATATATTTGCCGATTCAGATATTTATATCTGATACAGGTAATTTGACCATTGCAGAGGCAGTATAATGGCGGACTTAGTAAAAAAAGACATACGGTATCTCTCACGAGATTTTCCAGCTTTAAAGCAGAATCTTATTGATTTTGCTAAAAATTATTTTCCAAATACATACCAAGACTTTAATGAGTCATCACCGGGTATGATGTTTTTGGAAATGGCTGCATACGTTGGAGATGTTCTATCGTATTATACAGATACAACACTTCAAGAATCATTGATACTCCAATCTACTGAGCGTCAAAATATTCTAAACATTGCACAATCTCTTGGATACAAACCAAAAACAAGAATAGCCTCAAACGTTAAACTTGATGTATTCCAACTTGTACCGTCAATAGGTAGTGGTACAAATAACAGACCAGACTTCTCATATGCATTTGCAATAGAGCCTGGTATGGTTGTTGCATCGGATAATAACAATGTAACTTCTCAGTTTAGAACAACAGACTATGTTGATTTTAAACACAGTAGTAGTATTGATCCAACAGAAGTTTCTGTGTTTGAATATGACAACATCTCAAAAGAACCTACATACTACCTTCTGAAAAAATCTGTAAATGCAGTATCTGGTGTAATACGAACAGCCGAGTATGAATTTGTAGATCCTAAGCCATACGATAAGATAAACTTAGAAGAACCAAATATCATAGATATACTGTATGCTATTGATTCAGATGGTAATAAGTGGTATCATGTTCCATATTTGGCACAAGATACTATATTTGAACCAACACCAAACATACCTAGAAATGATAGACAACTATCTTCATATCGAAATGAAACTCCATATCTATTGAAGTTAAGAAAGATTTCAAGAAGATTTATAAGTAGACAAACTGGAAACGGAATAACAGAGATTCAATTTGGTGCTGGAGTATCTAATCTTGATGATGAAATACTCATACCAAACCCAGATTTAGTTGGATCTTCATTGACTGGTATTGAGTCTGCTGCTTCTCTTGATATAGATCCTTCAAACTTCTTGTACACTAAAACATATGGACTTGCACCAAATAATACAACACTAACAGTTTACTACACAGTTGGTGGTGGTATTAAAGACAACGTTCCAAGTGATACGATAAACCGTGTAATATCTAAAACGTTACTCATAGATGAGACTGGTTTAAACAGAACAATTTACAATCAAGTAATTGGAAGTTTGGCGGTAACAAACCCAGAACCATCAACTGGTGGTAAAGACGGTGAAGATATAAATGAAATACGTCAAAATGCTTTGGCATACTTTGCTTCTCAAAATCGAGCAGTAACAAAAGAAGACTATATCATACGAGCATACAGTCTTCCACAGAAGTATGGTTCTATTGCAAAGGCATACATAACAAAAGACGATCAACTTACAGAAGAATCAATTTACAATAGTGATAGACTTTCAAATCCATTAGCACTAAACTTTTACGTCTTGGGATTTGATGCTGATAACAAGTTGACGAGAATAAATGATGCCACAAAAGATAACTTAAAAACATATCTGAATTATCATAGAATGTTAACAGATGCTATCAACATTAAAGACGCATACATAATAAATGTTGGTATTGAATTTGACATTATCACGATGCCAGATCAAAACGGAAATCAAGTTGTTCTTCGTTGTATTGATAGATTGAAGAAATACTTTGACATTAAAAAATGGCAAATAAATCAACCTATTGTGATAAGCAATGTTTACACAGAACTTGATAAAGTAGAAGGTGTCCAAACAGTTGTAAATGTAAGATTTACAAATCTAACAGATCCTTCTCTTGGTTATTCTTCTAACGCATACAATTTAGACCAAGCAACAAAAGATGGAATAATCTTCCCATCTCTTGATCCTTCGATATTCGAAGTTAAATACCCAGATAATGATATTATTGGTAGAGTGAGGGCATTCGGATGATATACACAATATATGCTCAAAGGGATGCAACGATTTATGAAAGAACAGAATCACTAAACACTGGTTTAGATTCTGTACTTGAACTTTCACATCAACTTGTTGGAACATCATCAATCTACAATAGTAGAATTTTGGTAAAGTTCGATACATCAGATATAGAATCAAGAGTAAACTCTGGTAAGATAAATTCTGGTAGTGCCAAGTACTATCTATCACTTAGGTCTGTTGAAGTAAAAGAAATACCACAGGATTATGTAGTTTATGCTTATCCGTTAAGTGGTTCATGGACAAATGGAAGTGGAAGGTACAATAACAAGCCAATAACAACCGACGGTGTATCTTGGAAATACAAATCATCTAGATCAGTAGGTACAGAATGGAATATACCACCTGCGATAGAATCATATGAATGGGATGAAATTTCTGATTTGTGGGTAGATGCTAGTTCATTGTTTGGAGTAAACCTTCAAGCAAATGTAACCTCATCATACTTTACTAACAAGGGTGGTGGTACATGGTGGACATTTAACGGTGCAGAGTGTACTCAATCTTTCTCATTTGAATCATCAGATATGTACATGGACGTGACTTCTATTGTTAAAAAATGGATCACTGGATCTGGTAGATTTCAGAATGACGGTTTTATCATAAAGTTTAGTAACCAAGCAGAATCTTCAACTGAAACTTTTAACAGTTTAAAGTTTTTTGGTGCAGATAGTAATACCATATACGTTCCAAGATTACACGTAGTATGGGATGATTCTACATTCTCAACGGGAAGTCTATCACCTGTCAGTGTTGATGATCTTCTAGTAAACGTAAAGTTGAAAAAGTACTACTCTGAAAATGAAAAACCAAGAATAAGAGTATTTTCAAACAATAGATACCCTGCAAAAACTTATACAACAGAATCTTATTACACTAAGAATTATTATCTACCAACATCATCTTACTATGAGATAAGAGATGCACACACTGACGAGATAGTTATACCATTTAGTACAACTGGAACTAAGTTAAGTTGTGACTCCGATGGAAACTATTTTA